TCATCTGCAAGAAGGGTCGCGCCTTCATGCCTCTGCAAGAGCGGCTGGCGATCATCCGTGCGCTGGGCTGCGTCGATGCGGCGATCTCGTTTGACGACAAGGATGGCACGGCGCTCAAGCTGATCGAAGCGGTCCGCGCGCTTTACCCAGAAGACAAACTGATCTTCGCCAATGGGGGCGACCGGACGCGCGACAACATCCCCGAGATGACAGCCAAGGGCATCACCTTCGTCTTCGGCGTCGGCGGTGAGGACAAGCAGAACTCGTCATCATGGATACTGCGCGAGTGGCAGGCTCCGACTGTCGAGAAGCTGTGGGGCCACTATCGGGTGCTGCATGAGGCGCCGGGCGTGAAGGTCAAGGAACTCGTCGTCGAACCGGGTAAAAAACTAAGTCTTCAACGACACAACTTTAGAGCAGAACATTGGCATATTGCTGAAGGGCGGGCAGAAGTTCATGTTGATGGGAACACTTTGCTACTAGACCTACACGATTATGTAGAGATCGGCCTTGGCTCATGGCATTGTCTAGCTAATCCATTTAAGGAAATCCTACGAGTTGTTGAAATTCAATATGGCACTCGTTGCGATGAAGACGATATCGAAAGAATGTGAGGCTTCGAGAGGCCAACACAACTATAGGGGATAGTTAAATGGTAGGCTTCTCTCCACTTGCTTCTGCTCCCCTTGCTGGTGATAGCGGTTATGCTGTTATCATTATCCCCGTTACGCCTGATATAAGTCTTGCTGTTGTAGCACCTTTTATCAGCACTGGTCAAAGTGTCGCTGTCCCTGCTGCGAATATCACTCTTGCTGGCTTTGCACCCTCTGTCTTTGCAGGAAAATCTGTCGCACCTCCTGTAGTAGACATCGCTACATCTGGTCAAACGCCTGTCATCTCCTCGGGCAAATCGGTTTTCTCTCCCTCAGCCGATATAGGTGTAGCACCTGTTGCCCCTGCAATTAGTTCCGGCAAGAGTGTCTTCTCCCCCGCTGCAAATATAGACCTTGCTCCTCTAGCACCCTCTATAAGCACCGGTGCTTCTGTTTCTCCTCCTGTTGCAGACATCTCTATCGCTGCTCAAACACCGGCTATTTCCTCCGGTAAGTCTGTCTTCCCGCCAGTAGCCAATATAAACATAGCGGTTATAGCCCCTGCAATCAGTTCCGGTAAGTCGGTTTTCCCGCCTGTTGCAGACATCCTGATAGTGGCTCAGACGCCTGTCATATCTTCAGGCAAATCAGTCTTCCCGCCTGTAGCTAACTTAGACATAGCGCCTCTTGCTCCTTCTATTAGCACTGGTGCTTCTGTCTTCCCCGCTGCAACAAACGTATATACACTAGCTGCAATACCGCCCGATAAGGTTGGTTACATCAGTAAGAGACGTGTTGTGTCAATCACCTCTAACTCTACAAATAAGTCGCCTCTGTCTGGTGCCCCTAATGGAGTAGTTATCAATGGCCTTTACAATCAAGCAGTCTGATACTTCTCCATCGCTCCAAGCAACCCTACAAGATGCTGATGGCAATACGATCAATATCAGCTATTCGACTGTCCGCTTTCATATGAAACAGGTTGGTGGCTCTGTTGTTATCGACCAACCAATGACTATCGTTGATGAAGAGAATGGTGTTGTCCGGTATGATTGGCAATCCGGAGACACTGACACGCCGGGAACATACTACGTTGAGTTTGAAGTAACCTATCAAGACTTGAGCGTTGAGACCTTCCCCAACAATACCAACGAGACTGTGCTTATCATTCCGCAACTCAATTAAGAATCATACAAAGGAAATGAGTTATGATTAACCTCTGGAACAAAGTCCTTCGTAACACCAAAGTCAAAGATGGCATGACCGTCCTCTCGTCTGGCACTGAAGGCTTCAAACTCTCGACCTACACGACCTCGGTTACGGTTGCTAACGGCGCTACGACCGGTAAGGAAGGTGCGATTGGTATGCCTGCCAATTTCCTTCCTATGGCTGTCAGCGTGACTGTCACGACCGCCTCGACCAATGCCGTCAACCTCAATGACGTTGGTGATGATGCTGACACAGATTCCTATGTCGATGGTGCTTCGATTGCTCTGAATACGACCGGCTACAAGGGTATCGTTGGTTGTAACGGTGTTCGTGGTATGGGTCCGGGTTCGACCACTTCGACTGGTGCTACGACCACGGCTGATGAAGTCGAGATCGTCATCTCGGGCGATCCGGGCGCTACGGGTGCCACTGTCCGTCTGGTCTTCATCGGCATCGAAGCTGATTCGTAATTCCCATGCCATATGCAGCCAATTCCGATCTCCCTAAAGCAGTAAGGGACAAACTGTCGGCCAAGCAGCAAAGCGTCTTCAGGAACGTCTTCAATTCTGTCTACGAAGATACTCAGGATGAAGGTCGGGCTATGGCTGCTGCATGGTCTCGCTCTAAACAAGTAGAGAAGGCGGAATACCAAGGTAAGAAAGTCCCTCTGGATAAACCCTTTCGCCTTCCCTCTGGATCAACGAAGAAGTTTGGTGTCTACGTCAAGGATGGCGATAGGGTCAAACGAGTTACCTTCGGTGATCCCAACATGGAAATCCGCAGGGATGACCCAGAAGCTAGGGCCAACTTCCGCTCTCGGCATAGCTGCGATACAGCAAAAGACAAGACCTCTGCGAGATACTGGTCCTGTCGTATGTGGGAGGCTGGAACCTCTGTGTCTGATCTTACCAAAGCCAGTATTCAAGGCCAAATCCTCAAAGCAGATGATGAACAACGAATTGTCTGGGGATGGGCCTCCGTTATCACCGAAGATGGTGTTCCTGTTGTAGACACCCAAGGTGATGTAATCCGGCCTGAGACGTTGATGAAAGCTGCTACTGAGTTCATGCTTTCAACTCGGGTCACTAAAGAAATGCACATGGGCGGTAAAGTCGGGGAGTTCATCCATTCTCTGCCTTTGACCAAAGAGATTGGTGAAGCCCTTGGCATCCAGAGTAACCGAGAAGGCTGGATCGTCGCTTGTAAAGTGTATGATGATGCGGTCTGGCAAAAGGTTAAGTCTGGCGAACTACGCGCCTTCAGTATTGGGGGCCGTGCAAAGCGGGAGAAAATTGATGAATGAACTCCTTGATCTGGAACTTGACGAGGTGTCGCTGGTAGATTCTCCTGCCAACAAATCGGCAACCGTCGCTCTGTTCAAAAGGGAAACCCCAATGGAAGACGAAATCCAAACTGAAGACGAACTCCTCAAAGCCTATAACGACAAAGAGATGGGCAAAGAGGACGACATGATGGAAGACGACGACGAAGAGGAAATGATGGAAGGCAAGAAGCCTGCTCGCAAGTCCTATAAGGCTGAGTGTGAACTCCTCAAGTCGGAAGTCGAAGCCCTCAAGGCCCAGATCGAAGAACTCTCCAAGAAGGATGAGGCTGTCGAGAAGGCTGACGAGATGATCGAGATTGACGGGGAAAAGGTTTCTAAGTCTGCTATCCCTGCCCCGGTCCTTAAGAAACTAGAAGAGGTCGAGAAAGCCCGTGCGGCTGAAGAACTCCGTAAACGTGCCGACGAGGTGCTGCCCAATTTCAAGGGGACGGCTGACCAACGCGGTAAACTGCTGAAGTCGATTGGTGATGACCAAGAACTTCTCGAAATGCTTCGTGCCGCTGATAAACTTTTTGAAGGCATGATGTCTGAAGTCGGCAAATCGGACGCCACGGGTGACTTTGGCTCCGCTGAAGCAAAACTCGAAGCAATGGCTAAAGCCTATTCGGCTGAAAAAGGCATGACCTTCCAGCAGGGCTATGCTGCCGTTATCAAAACCGCAGAGGGTAAAGCCCTCCTCAAAGAAACCTACAAGAAGTAACAGGAGTCATTAAAATGGCATTCACGGAAAATATGCAGACCCGCACCTACATCTCGGGTTCTGCGATTACGCAGTTCACCTTCGTCACGCTTGCGGCTGACGGCCAAGTTGACAAAACTGGCGACGGCCTTCGCACTGATGGCGTTGCTCTCTTCGGTGCCTCGGGCGCTGGCGAGGCCATCCCGGTCGCTTACGATGGTCGTGTGACCGTCCTTTGCGGTGGCAGCTTCTCGCGTGGCGACGATATCGCTTCGGATGCTGACGGTAAAGCTGTTACGGCTGCTTCGTCGGACGTTATCCTCGGCTATGCCCTTGAGGATGGTGCTTCGGGTCGCATCGTGACCATTGAACTCTCGCGCGCTGAGACCACGGCCTAATCTAGTTAAGTAAAGGAATACAAAGATGGCTATGCTTACTCCGGGTTCGGTCCATATCGACCAGCCGCTTACCAATATCACGATTGCGTTCCTGCAAAACTCCACGGCGTTTATTGCAGATCGCGTGTTCCCCAATGTTCCGGTGTCGAAGAAAACCGACAAATACTACAAGTATGACCGCGAGCATTTCAACCGCACTGGTCAAGTGCAAGAGCGCGCCCCCCGCACCATGTCGCCCCGTGTCGGTATGGCTGTCTCGAATGATAGCTATAGCGCGAAGGTCTACTCGATCTCGACGGACTTCGACTTCGAGACGCTTGCCAACGAGGATGCGGCTCTCGACATCCGTGCTGCTGGCGCTCAAATGCTGACGCACCAACTGCTCATCGACCGTGAGATCAAATGGGCCAACTCGTTCTTCGCGGCCTCGGTTTGGTCGACGGATTACACGGGCGTTGCTGGCACCCCCACCACGGGTCAGGTCAAGCAGTGGTCGGACTACACGGCTTCGACCCCCATCGTTGACGTTACGACTGCGATGCGGACTGTCCAACTCAAGTCGGGTGGCTTCAAGCCCAATGTCATGGTTGTTGGCAAAGAAGTCCGTGATGTTCTCGTCAACCACCCGGACATCCTTGATCGTCTGAATGGCGGTGCGACCGTCACGAACACGGCTCTTGTCACGGATGCCAAACTGGCTGAAATCTTTGGCGTGGAAGAGTTCCTCGTCATGGAAGCGGTGCAGAACACGGCGAAAGAGGGCGATACTGAATCGAACTCGTTCATCGGTGGCAAGGCTGCGGCTCTCTACTACCGTCCCCGCTCGGCTGGTCTGATGGTCCCCTCGGCTGGCTACACCTTCACTTGGAACGAACTGGACAATGCTTCGGGCTTCGGCATCGACATTCGTTCGTATACGGGTGATTTCCTCCGCGTTCAGGGCATTGCCGAAATGCTCGAAGCCAACATGGCGTATGCTCATAAGGTTGTTGCTCCGGAGATGGGCACCTACTTTGCGACCATCGTTGCCT